AATTATAATTTTAACAGAATAAAACATATTTTAAATAACCCCCAATTAACTCTACTTGAATTTGATCTTACAGACCCCAGTAGCATATCCCACATTATTAACAAATATCAACCAGATGAATTTTATAATTTGGCTGCTATGAGCCATGTGGGCACCAGTTTTGATCAACCAACAACAACATTTGATGTTAATACTATGGGAGTTTTACACATATTAGAAAATATTAGAACCTTTTCTTCTGCAACAAAATTTTATCAAGCAAGTACTAGCGAAATGTTTGGAAAAAATTACAATACAGATTTTAATGGAAATAAATATCAAGACGAAAATACAGTATTAATGCCTCAAAGTCCATATGCTGTAAGCAAAGTAGCATCTCATAACCTAGTAAGAATATATCGTGATGCTTATAAAATTTTTACTTGTTCGGGCATACTTTTTAATCACGAAGGACCTCGCAGAGGAGAAAACTTTTTAACTAGAAAAGTAACTAAATATATAGGACAATTAATAAATAATAAAACTACAGAATCATTAAAACTTGGCAATCTTCAAACATATAGAGACTGGGGTCATGCTAAAGACTATGTACATGCTATGTATTTGATGTTGCAACAAGATAATAGTGATGATTTTGTTATTTGTAGTGGACAAACTCATAAAGTTCTTGATTTTGTTATTAAAGCTTTTGATAGCGTAGATTTAGACTACAAACAATATGTAGAAATTGATAGTTCATTATATCGACCAGCAGAAGTTGATTATTTATGTGGGCGAAATACTAAAGCTCAAAAAATTCTTAATTGGCAACCACAAACTACTTTTGATGAACTAGTTAATGAAATGGTACAGAATGATATATCTGTTTATAAAAATGTTTAGAAATTATAATGATCATTTATATAAAAAATGGAGAAGCGAAGTTAGAAAACGAGATGGGGGATTTTGTCAATGGCCAGGTTGTAAAGCATCTAAAAAATTACAGGTTCATCATATTAAAAGATGGAGCGATAGTATTGATTTAAGATATCATATTGATAATGGTATTACTCTTTGTAAATATCATCATTATTCTATAAGAGGAAATGAACAAAGCTATGAAGCAGTTTTTTTTAAAATAATAGCAGATAAAAAAAATGACAATAAACAATGAAGACTTTACAATAATAATTGATACCAGAGAACAACAACCCTGGGTTTTTGAACAATATGTTGTTGCTAATAAAAAATTGGATACTGGTGACTATAGTATAGAAGGATACGAAAATATTTTTGCTATAGAAAGAAAAAAAAGTATTAATGAGATAGCAAATAATATTATAGAACCAAGATTTAAAGATGTTTTAACAAGATTGGCCCAGCTTAAATATTCATTTTTATTATTAGAATTCAGCATGACAGATGTTTTGTACTATCCAATAGGATCCAATTTACCTAAAAAATTATGGAGCAAAATTAAAATTACTCCAGCATTTATAATAAAAAATATTTTAGATTGGCAATTAAAATATAATATAAAAGTAATGTTTTGTAATAATGCTTCTAATGCCGAAAAATTAGCCGAATATATTCTTAAAAAAATCTATGTACTAGAATCTCAACAAAAGGAGAACACAAATGAAATTAAATAATACTGTTACAATATATCCACCACCATATACTGATCAAAATAATCAATTAATAAATCCTCCCCCACTAATTATGGATATGTTAGATACTACATATCACATTAATCCAGAAGCAAAAATAGTCTCAGCTACTGTAAAAAATATTCCAGGTTCTTTTATTTTAGCTAATGGTATTGATTATGAAAAATTAGGAGATTTTACTTTATCTAATCTTGAACAATTATTTTTTAATCTAATAAAAGATGATACGGCTCAACAATTGCGAAATAGATTTCCTAAAACATTAGAGGAAAATCCTAATGGTCCAGGTACTATTTTAAGTAATATGATTAGTACTATGGGTATTAAAAGTACTCCTAATTGTTCATGTCGTCGTCATGCTATAGAAATGAATGAAAAAGGCCCTGATTGGTGTGAAGAAAATTTATCAACTATACTAGGTTGGCTAAAAGAAGAAAGTAGTAAACGACATCTACCATATATCGAGAGTGTTGCTAGTTTAATTGTTAAAAGAGCTATTAGAACATCACGAAGATTATTAAAACAAAATAATGGATAATTTTAAAACTTTTGATGATGCTTGGTTAGGATTAGGAGATATATCATCTCTTAATTTAATAGAAAATCCTATGATTCATAGGACCAAAAATGATATAGAAAATCCTGATTTACATTTATTAAGACTGTTAAGAAATCCTACATATATAGGATCAACCTGTAAGTTAATATTTAATATTGAACTACATCCTATGCAAATTGCTGTACTACAAGAAATTTGGAATAGACCATTTCCTATGCTTGTTGGAAGCCGAGGATTTTCAAAAAGTTTTTTATTAGCATTATATGCAGTATTAAAGTGTAGTTTTTATCCAGGCACTAAAGTGGTTATAGTTGGTGCTGCTTTTAGACAAAGCAAAATTATCTTTGAATATATGGAAAATATGTGGAAAAATAGTTCTATTTTAAGAAGTATATTTAATGGTAATGAAGATGGTCCAAGACGAGATGTTGATAGATGTACTATAAGACTAGGAGACAGCTGGGCTATTGCTATTCCATTGGGTACTGGAGATAAAATTAGAGGTTTACGCGCTCATATTATTTTAGCAGATGAGTTTAGTAGTATTTCTCCGGATATATATGAAACAGTAGTTTCTGGTTTCGCGGCAGTTAGTGCTAGTCCTATTCAAAACGTAAAAGATGAAGCTAAAAGATTAGCAATGAAAGAAGCTGGGGTGTGGCAAGATGAGCTTGATGTTATTTCTAGGAAAATGAATAATCAAGCAGTAATTAGTGGCACAGCAGATTATGGTTTCAAGCATTTTGCTCAGTATTGGAAAAGATATAAAAGCATAATTGAAAGCAAAGGAGATATCAGAAAATTAGAAGATATATTTGGAGGAGAAATACCATCTAATTTTAATTGGAAAGATTATAGTATTATTCGGATTCCATATGAATTAATACCAAAAGGTTTTATGGATGATAAACAAGTAAGTCGTGCTAAAGCCACCATTCATGTTGGTATATATAATATGGAATATGCCGCTTGTTTTGTTAATGATAGTCAAGGATTTTTTAGAAGAAGCTTAATAGAAAGCTGTGTGGTCAAAGATTATCCTCCTATCAATATTAATAATAAACCAGTAATTTTTGATGCTGTTATACAAGGCAGTCCTAATTGTCAATATGTATATGGTATTGATCCTGCTAGCGAAAGAGATAACTTTAGTATAATTATTCTAGAAATTCATCCTTCTCATTCCAGGATAGTTTATTGTTGGGCTACTAATAGAAATAATTTTAAAGAAAGACAAAAGATAGGATCAGTAACAGAACATGATTTTTATAGTTTTTGTGTTAGAAAAATTAGAGATTTAATGAAAACTTTTCCTCCTATAAGAATAGGAATGGATGCTCAAGGAGGAGGAATTGCTATAGAGGAAGCACTTCATGATCCTGGTAAATTACAAGAAAATGAACAATTAATATGGCCAATTATTGATTATGATAAAAGCAAAGATACTGATTCTCAACAAGGTTTACATATTTTAGAACTAATACAATTTGTTAAAGCAGACTGGACTAGTCAAGCTAATCATGGTTTAAGAAAAGATTTAGAAGATAAAACTTTATTATTTCCACAATTTGATAATTTGACGCTAGGATTAGCTATGGAAAAAGAAAATAAGAATATTTTAGAAGCTGATCTAAATCCATTATATGATAGTGTTAGTGAATGTATTTTAGAAATAGAAGAATTAAAAAATGAATTAACAACTATTGTTATGACTCAAACTAGTACTGGTCCACAAGCAAGAGATAGATGGGATACCCCAGAAGTTAAACTACCCAATGGTAAAAAAGGCAGATTACGTAAAGATCGTTATAGCGCTTTATTAATAGCTAATATGATTGCTAGACAATTAAATAAAACGTTACAACCAATAAATTATGATCTTGTTGGCGGAAATACTAGAGATTTAATAAATTCAAAAGATTCTCAATTATATAAAGGGCCAGAATGGTTTACATCTGCTGTTAATGGAGGAGATGACATTTATACTGGTATTTATAGATAAAAGTGTATAGTTAATTGTAATGTAATTCAATTATCATTTCAATTAGAATAAAATAATCAAATGACTAGAAAACCAACTAAAGAAGATATTATAAAAAACGCTTCTAATATACCAGAAGATGCTTATGTTACATGGGGAGAAGATTTAAGTAGCAAACAAGAAGCTTTAAAAAAATCTTCAGAATCATTGGACGAATTTGTTGGAGTTCAACATTCAGAAGCATCATATGTTAGCGGTCGCAGATATAGTATTGATTTTTCTAATTTAGATGGAAATACTGGAAGTCGTCCAGGTTTAACCCGTAATGATTATTATGCTTTTAGACCAGACGAAGCTGTACCTAAAAAAATCAAACTTATAATATATAGAGCAGAAGATATATATCAAAGGGTAGGTTTGGTTAAAAATGTTATAGATCTTATGGGCGATTTTGCTGTTCAAGGAATTAAATTAGTTCATAAAAATAAAAGAATAGAACGATTTTATAGAAAATGGTTTAAAAAAATTAATGGTAAAGATAGAAGTGAAAGATTTTTAAATAATTTATATAAAACCGGTAATATAGTTATTCATAAACAAACTGGTAAAATTAGTCTTAAAGTTACTGATGATCTTTATAAAACAATTGGCTCTCCAGATCTAACAATTAAAAATCCTGATACTTTTAAAATAGAAAAAAAAGAAATACCATGGAAATACACTTTTATTGATCCTGTTTATGTAGAATGTGCTGGTGGTTCATTATCCTCTTTTGTAAGTAATAAAAGATACGAATTATTATTGCCCGCTTCTTTACGAAAAACTATTAATACTCCCAAAACAGATGCTGAAAAACAAGTAGTATCTCTTCTTCCAGAAGCTATAGTATTAGCGGCTAAAACCAAAAGACCATATCCATTAGATCCAGAAAAAACACTAGTTTTTCACTATAAAAAAGATGATTGGCAAGCTTGGGCTTATCCAATGATTTATGCAATAATGGATGATATCACTGTTATAGAAAAATTAAAACTAGCAGATATGGCAGCTTTAGATGGTGCTATTAGCAATATTAGAATTTTTAAATTAGGTAATTTAGAACATAAAATAGCTCCTACAAAAGCAGCAACAGCAAAACTAGCACAAATTTTAGGTAATAATGTTGGTGGAGGAACAATGGATCTTGTATGGGGTCCAGATATTGAATTATTAGAAAGTAATACTAATGTGCATAATTTTTTAGGAGAAGGTAAATATACTCCTCATTTGAATAGTATTTATGCAGGACTCGGAATTCCTCCTACTCTTACTGGTACTTTTGGTGCTGCTGGAACTACTAATAATTTTATTAGTTTGAAAACTTTAACCCAAAGATTACAATATGGTAGGGATACACTAATTAAATTTTGGGAAAATGAAATAGAAATAGTCCAAAAGGCTATGAATTTTAGATATCCAGCAAAAATAGAATTTGATAGAATGGATTTAAGTAATGAAGATGCTGAAAAAGCTTTGTTGATACAGTTAGCAGATAGAAACTTAATTAGCGACGAATTGTTACAAACTCGTTTTGGTTTTGATCCAGATATGGAAAAGAGCAGGCTAAATAGAGAAAATAAAGATAGAAAATCAGAAAAAATGATAAATAAAGCAGGACCTTGGTATGATCCTCAATTTGAAAATGCTCTTAAAAAATTATCTTTACAATTAGGATTAGTAACTCCTAGTCAAGTAGGACTAGATTTACCAAAGAAAAAACCTGGCG